CTAATTCAGCTTTTACTACCGTGGGTGATACCAGTAGGAAAAGTAAAAGCCATTTCTTCATAAGTAATTTATGTTAATATTGAATCTACCTTTAGAGTTGGTAGTTGTAGAAGAATTGTGTAATTTTTGTGGATCGAATAATAATAAACGATTCTCAATATTTTCTATTTTAGTACCATCATGTAACCTAGTATACCCATCACAAGTATTTAGATACAATATAGCACCTTTATTTTTAAAATCATAATCTATATGTTTACCATGATTGATTATTTCAGGTGTTTGAGCATAAAAATTATATTTCACACGAATTAGTGCATGTAAATCAGGTATTGAATTTATAAAAGGAACTAATATATCATAAGTTTTACCTCTAGGACAAGCTTTACTATAAGCTAAATGCATTGCATACCAATGTGATTTATCGTCTCCTAAACAATCTTTATCTGAAACAACGTCATTCTGAATAAACCAAGGAAAATCTAAATTCCAAACAACAGCTTCTTGTATTTCTTTAAAATAATCTTCTGATAAAAAATTTTCAATAATTTTGTGGGTGGTCACTCTTCTTTTTTCTTAACCATAGGGCAGTTCACAGGTTTGTTATTACCACTATTTTTATTACCAGTGGTCAAGCCGAATGTGGCAAGTGCTCCCGTGAATACACTGGCAACGAAAGTGATATCTGAGTTACCTGATTTCTTAACCATAGGTAACTCAACATAATTCATAGTAATGATAAATCCAGACCAGACAACAACGCCTAATCTAACAAATGTACCAAGTACTTCTATTTGGTGTTCTTTATCCTCTACAGCGTCTTTCAGCTTTCCGAGGACTCCTTTTTCTTTTTCTGGCGGTTTTCCTTCCATTTATCTACTTTTTTCTGTAGGAATTTTTGTATTTGTTTTTTTAATTTGTCAAATAGAGGTGTAGCAAGGGTGGTAGTAGCTACAGCTGCAACAGCTGCATAAGTAGCCGTTGCAACTACTTGAGCTGAAGGTAAAGGTAGATCTATTTTTACAACAGGTACCCTTAATGTAGGTTGTTCAGTAGTTGCAGTTTCTGCATCTTCAGTTTCTTCTGGTACTTCCTCTAGTTCAACTCCCTTGGGAGCTGTTAAATTCTGAGGTGGTATTACTACAGGAGGAAAAACTGGCATTTCTGCTGATGGTTGCTTTAGAGGAATGCTAGGCATATCTAAAGCTCTGGGTAGTTTAGGAACCTTCAATTAACTTTCGTCAGCAGTTCTAGTGGTAGGGAATGATCTTTCATCTCCAGGCCAGATAATACGTATAGCACCATCTCCACCGTTACCGATGCCTAAACCACCACCTCCACCACCACCATATTCGCATCCTCTTCTGTATGTATCTACTCCATCTACTTGTTCAATACCATCACCACCACCTGATCCACCATTAGCTAATCCGAGGTTTCCTCCAGCACTAGAGTAGTCACCTGCAGGAGCAGCACCACTAGTTCCTTCACCTAGTAATCCTACACCTCCGCCACCATTACCACCGCCCCAGCGGTTTCCTCCAGCAGAGGCACCTCCACCTTTTCCTTGTGGATGTTGACTGCTAGTTGTACCATGATATGATGCTGACCAGTAACCGTCCATATAACCGCTAGTGCCGCCTTTACCATCATAGCCACCAGCTCCACCGCCACCGCCACCAGCGTAGCCGTGTGAGGAGGTTCCTCCACCTCCACCTTGTCCTCCACCGTCTCCTTGAGCAGAAGTAGGTGCAGCTCCACCTACACATCCACTCTGACTATCTTGAGTGTTATCTACAGTACCACCGTTTGCATAGCAGTAATTACTAGTTCCTGATTCAAATTGAATATAAGTTTCATGTCCTTGATAGTAGCTATCTCCACCTTGTACAGAACCAGTTTCTCCACCACCAATACCTATTTCATAAGTATAAGTAGTGCCAGGAACAACTGTACAATTATTTCTATAAGATAAAGCTCCACCACCACCTCCATTATAACCAGATCCTTTTGCACCTGCTCCAACACAAACTACTGAAACTGAAGTAACACCAGCTGGACAAGTCCATGTATCAGTTCCTTGTGAGGAATTATCCGTAAGTAGTACTTCTTGTCCTACTACTTTTCCTGCTGCAGCTCCAAGAAGTATTTGTTGTATAGTCATTATGCTAATCCTGCTCCTGATCCGTAATAAACATTACTCGCAGTACAAATAAATGTTGCAACGCCTCTTCCTGATAATGTCAACGAACTTTTAGCACTTGTATCACCAGCTAAATACATTGTGGCTCCAGTGTTTGTAACAGTCTGATCAGAGCCGCTATTATTGATTAACGTGATTGCCTCACCTGCTCCAAAACCTGTACTTGTATTAAAAACCCAACCACCACTACTATTTATTGAATGCTTACCTGAATCAGAACTAACTATAGTATGTGCCGAAGATTTAGAAAGTTGAGGAATTGTGCGTAAATTACCTTTACTATCTGATACCCCCGCAGTACCAGTAATAGCACCACATCCAATTGTACCAACAGTAATATTTGGTGAACCAGATAATCCACCAGCTGTTCCACTTGTGTTCTGGTTAAGTGTACCTACACTAAAATCTAATGTATTATCACCATCTTCATAAGTAACTGTAATACCTGATTCAGTATTACTACCTACCATAGCTCCAACAGTATCAGCTATATACTCATTTAAAGCTGTACCATTAACTGTATAAGCGTCAGCTTCAAGTGTACCATCAATATCTGCGTCACCTGAAATATCTAAAGAAGCTGCAGTTATATCATCAACTGTTATATCTGGTGTTCCAGTAATTCCTCCAGCATTAGTAGCACTAGTAGCAGTAGCAGCGTTACCTGTACAAGATCCAGAAGATCCAGAACAGTTACCAGTTACGTTTCCAGTTAACGCACCAGCAAATCCTGTGCTTGTAAGTAATCCAGAACTAGGGTTATAAGTTAAACCTGAATCAGTTTCTATTCCTTGCGATCCTGTGACTCCATCAATAAAAGTTGGATAAACAGTTTCGTCATTACCATTATTTGCATTGGCACTAATATTTGTTGCTGTTGTTGCTGTCGCAGCATTACCAGTACATGAACCAGAAGATCCAGATGCATTACCTGTTACATCACCTATTAGAGCAGCTACAAGAGTTCCAGTTGAAATTGTTAAGTCACCAGTAGCAGTGTTAGTAGAAGTAGTAGTACCAATTTTAAACGTATCATTACTTTCATCCCAAGCAATAATTGCATTATCACCTGTAGATCCACGTTCAATTAATATACCGCAGTCGTTAGCATTAGAACCTGCTCCACTGTTTAACTCAAGTAGGTTATCTGTAATCGTTGTATTTGTTGTAGCTACTGTAGTAGTCGTACCATTAACAGTTAAGTTACCTGCAATCGTTATATTACCAGAGGTAGAAACACCTGGAACACTAAGCAGACCTGTACTAGGATTGTAATGAAAATCACCATCCATCTCTAGACCATGGCTACCACTAGAAGTAGCTGCATCTTCAACAAAAGTAATTAAATTATTTTCGTTTGTACTTTCATTATCTGTTACTGTTACATGTGTTGATGTACCAGAGGCAGTACTAGTTATATTAGCAACGTATGCATCTAAAGCTGTGCCATTAACTGTATAAGCATCAGCTTCACAAGTACCATCTATATCTATATTACCATCTATATCTACATTACCAGAGAAATCGCCAGTAGCAGCATCAAGTTCTCCACCAATAGTTAAATCACCAGTACTAGGATTATATGTTAAACCTGTGTCTGATTCTACACCTTGAGTACCTGTAGCACCATCTACAAATACTGGATATACAGTTTCGTTTGTAGAGTTATTTGCAGTTACAGTTACATTTGTTGCTTCTGCTACAGTACCAGCTTCTTTAGCTAGTGGTGTACCGCCAGCTGTACTGCCGTCATGCACAACAAGTGTGTCTTTAGTTGTATCAACAGTTACCTCTCCTTCTGCACCAGTGAAGCTACTGTGTTGTGAGGTTGTACCTCTTCTTAATTTTAATAATTTAGCCATTTTTATGTGAGAGTTCCGAAGTCAATTTGTAAATTATCTCCACTGACAGTTCCTACTTCAGTGAGGTTTTTATCATTGCAGTCTAAATGACCACCAAGTTCAGGTGTAGTATCTTCTATTACTTCTGATAAACCTGCTGCTGCTGTTACAACCCAAGCACTACCAGTATAATATTTTAGTGTATTACCTGTAGAATCATACCATAAGTCTCCTTCGTTTAAAGAACTAGTAGGAGCACTAGAACTAATTCTATATACTTCGGCAAAGTTATTTATACTTGCTATATTGCTTGCAGCTGTACTAATGTTTGAGTTAGCTGCAGCTACTGTAGATACATCAGATACTATACCTCCTACATTATTAATGTTAGTAATAGCACCAGCACATGTATTTACATTAGTTATACTAGATGCTACTGTACTAATATTATTACCACTACCAGTTCCTACAGCATCTCCTATTAAACCTAAATCTTCTATATAGGTTAACTGACCAGATACTATAGCTATATCTTGAAGTACTTGTGCAGTAGGAGTAGCAGCTGAGAATCCATCTCCAGATGATCCGTCATAGATCATCAATGCTTTATTTGACGATGAATCGTACCAAAGATCTCCAGTTGCCAGTGAATTACCACCACCATCTTGAGTAGGTGCTGATGTAGCTATTTGATATAAATCAGCAAAATTATTAATATCAGATATATTTGTACTTACTGTATTAACATTACTAATAGACCCAGCTACTGTATTTACGTTAGCTATAGCACCAGCTGTTGTATTAACATTAGTTATATCTCCAGCTACTACATTTATATTTGTAGCATTACTTACAGCTGAGTTTATATTTGTCGCATTACCTGCTACAGCATTAATGTTACTTGCATTACCTGCTACAGCATTAATATTTGTTGCATTACCTGCTACAGCATTAATATTAGTTATATCTCCAGCAACAGTAGTTATATTACTAGATATACTAGCAACTGTAGTTACTTCTGTTGATTTAGGAGATAGTCTATGGAATGTATATGTATGTAATGTTGATGTTGTTTCAACGATTCCACCGTAACCTGCAGCTAATACTGTAGATCCACATCCTGTAATTGTAACTGTATTACCAGATCCAGCTCCATTAGCAATAGTTACACTACCACCAGACGGAGTATGAGAGGATGCAAATTCTTTAATACTAACTAGTGTACCTGTTCCATTATTTACATCAGGATTAGCAGTTGGAAATGATGTCTCATTTGCTATAGGTACAAATCCTCCTACATCATCAACTAGATCAATAATTCTATCATTGATTGCTGCTGTTGTAGCTATAGTTGTATCATTATCTGGAAAGGCATCACCATCTTTAATAGTGTCGCCTGTACTTACGTTAAAGTATCTAGCGTCTGATGCTGATGTAGTGAAATATGTAGTATCATTTGCTGAATGTGAAGCCTGTTCACTATTAGTAATTTTTGCAGAAGCAGCTAAATCTGTAGCTGTATCAGCATTACCAGTGACATCTCCTGTTACATCTCCTGTTACATTTCCTGTTATATTACCAGTAACATTACCAGTGATTGTCCCTGAAGCATTAACTGTTGTAAAACTACCTGCTGCTGTAGATGAAGCACCAATAACTGTACCATCAATAGCTCCACCGTTAATATCTGCTGTAGCTATAGTTCCAGTTGTAAATGTTCCTGCTGCAGCTGAGTTTGCACCAATAGTAGTACCATCTATTGCTCCAGCATTAATATCTACAGTAGCTAAAGTTGCAGTTCCATCTACATTTACTGTAGAGTCAAAATCTGCAGCTCCAGTTACATCCAGTGTACCAGGAACATCAACATTACTTGTCCATTCAACGTCATTACCATTAGATGCTGTTTGTAGTATTTGTCTAGCAGTACCATCAGCTAGTTTACTAACAGCAATCTCTGCAGTACCACTGATATCAGCGTCAACTATAGTACCATTAACTATATTAGCACTTGCTACAGTAATATCTGTAGGTAAAGCACCTCCACCAAGTTTAGCTAAAGTAACAGAATCATCTGCTAATTTAGATCCGGCTATATTTGCAGAAGCATTAATATCAGCATCGACTATAGTACCATCTTTAATAGAAGAAGTTTCAACGACACCAGAATCTAAATTCCAAGATTGTATTAACTGATCATCTTTTTCTTCTAATGCTCTTAAAGCTTGCTTCTGGTTATTATTTATATCATTTTGATAAATAGCAGTACCAGTAGTAAATGTAGCTTTAGCTTCTACATCAGTACTACCACTATTTAATATATTAGTATCTCTATAAATATAAACAGTACCACTAGAAGGTACGTTACCTGAAGTCCAGGTTACAGTACCACCATTAGAAGTATAACTTGTTATATTATAATGAGTAGTAGCTGTTTTTAGAACACCCTCTACTCTTACTTTTATCTCATCAGAAGTGAAGGATGGAATAGAAAAAGCTTCAGACGCACCCCCGCTTGCTGTATATTTTTTAAAACTTGCCATTGTTATTTATAAATCCTGTAAATAGGAGTAAGTTCAGAAGTTTTGGTGGTTTTCTTTTTACGGTTTAGTTTCTTACCTAGTTGTGTTGCACTAAGATCTAATACTAAATTATCTCCTTTAATTTGATTCCAAGCCTTTTTTCTTGCTCTATCAAATAATTGAGCTATTTTTAAATTATGATAATAATCCATAGCTTCATATTTATCTCTATTACCATCTCTGATATCTTTTTCCATTTCTACTACTGAAGCAATAGCTTTAGGATCTCTAGATAAAATAGCTAAATCTTTTTCTAAATTTTGTTCACCGATAGCTTTTTGGAACATCGAACGTATATCAGGTGAATCTCTTAGGTTAATACCATTAGATCCAGGTGAGTACATAGTTGATGTCCTCATATCATAACCAGATCTAAATAAGAAATCAGATCCTTCAGAATAATCTAAGTTAAATTGTACAGGTGAAGCAGCATTAAAGAATCTTGTAATTGGATTCCATTCTTTAATAGGTGTATCAGGTCTTAATATATCCCATTTAATAGGTAAGTCTTCACCAGGAAATTTCTCAAATGCTAAGTTTCTATTACGAAGTGCATCTGCTATTCCAGAGTTTAACTCTCTTGTATATGGTGTAAATAATTTACCTAATTCATTTCTAAGACCACCAAGAGGTATCTGGTTATTCATTATACCAGCTATAATCCTAGAAGCCTGACCAGGTTTTCCACCAAATAAATCAACAAACTGTTGCATACCAGCTAAATAAGATTTACTTGTAAAGCCTTGAGCAACAATAAGCGATAGTTTCATGAATTGATCTTCAGTCCACTCTTCACCCATTAATTGACTAGCATCTCCTATATCACCTATAGTAGCTAGTATTTGGTTAAAAGGTTCAAAGGCATCAAATCCTACCCAGAACTCACCCACTTGAACTTCTCTTGGTCTCCAACCAGCATCAGTCCATGCAGCTCTTTTTTGTCTATCGACAGGACCATTACCATGTAGCTTACCACTTAAGTAATGATGTATACCCATAGTTATGACAGCAGATCCCATAGATAATCTACCAACTTGTAACGCCTTAGCATTAGCAAGTTCTGCTGCATTAGTGATACCATACTTAGCTACATTTTGTAAGTTATTTGGATTAGCGAATGCTATATCATTCCATTCTTTAACTAAAAAGTTAAGTACAGGAGTATGCTTAGCAGTAAGATTTAATCCGTTCACCCCAGTTCTAGCGAATAAGAAGAAAGGTTTTGCCCAAGGAGTCGCTTGGAATACTGAGTTTAATCCTGCAGCAAATCCTGTTAGCTCTTGAGTTAACGTAACCTCTTTCCGTGCGAATCTAGTAGCTTCATCTATGATATTACCGTTACCATCAAATATTTGTCTATAGAAATCTTCTTCATACAGCTGTACTAACTCAGGAGTCACCTTGTTATAGGCAGTTAATACTCCATTATTCTTAGCATCGATTGCAGATCTGAATGCCTTCTCTCTCATCTTAGCTCTACCTAAGATATAAGCAAATGCATCATCAGTAGCTGCCATTATCTTAGTACCATATGTTAAGAAACTCTTATCATTTAAGTTCCTAGCCATATTAGCCATAGCAAATGCACCTCTATCCCCTGCTGTAGCCTGATCACTTTCTGCGAAACGCCTTAGTATTTCCCAGTTCTCGTCAGATCTAGTATATTCAGAGAATCTAGTTTTAATATTAGATACATCACCAGTCCAATAAGAGTTAAGTTTAGTTCTAAATAGATCCCATGATTCAGGTATAGCCTGGAACATAGCATTTAAAGAAGACAAACCAGCCCTCATTGTAGTTGTATCACCTGTAAATGGAAGACTAACACCAGCACCTATAGCCTGTGCGAGAGGTCTTAATAGTGTTGCTGTACTTGTACCCATGATTGCACGTATAGGAGTCTTAGGTCCACTTAGAATACTATGTATCATAACTCCTTGGAGTTCTCTTACCATAGCTCCTATCTGTGGTTTACCTTCAATCTCACCACCACGTATCATCTTTCTAGCCCATTGAGTAAAGTCATCTACAGTATTAACTGTTTTCATAGATGAGAATGCTTCAAATAAAGCTAGTACTAAGTCTCCATCTTCATCCTTATTAGCTATTTTTAATATAGATTGTATGGTTTCTCTAGCATCTTTTACTTCTGTAGCTACTGCTTCTTTAATAGCAGCAGGTCTCTTAGCACCTAAGTTACGGAACTCTTGAGATAACGTATACTTAGCTCTCTTAGATTCAGAGATAGCAGTTAACATTGTATCAAGTATTTGATCAGCTGGTCCATCTATATCTAATAGGTTATCCCAGTTACCAATCTCTCTACCAGCGACACCTAGATCTCTTAGCTGTTGTAGTAATGTAGATACAACTAGATCACTAACCACAACATTCTGTGCTGTAATAGTGGTGATCTCATTTACCTTTTTACCAGAGATATCAGTTACATCAAACTTAATTGAAGTCTCTAGTATCTCTTCTAAGTATTCATCGGCTGCCATATCAGCAGCGTTACGACCAAGTGTTATCCTTTGATGTGCTGCAATAGCATCACCAAATACTTCCAGAAGACGTTTCTTATTACCATCTACAGCTTTAAGAACACTCTGAAATTTTTCTGCACTATAAAGTTTAGATAATGTATCAACAACTATTTCCTCTGATAAACCAGACTCTCTAGCTATTCTTTCTCTTTGAACAGGTGTACTTACGTTACCAGCAGAACCTTCCTCTGCTCCCCATTCAGTTCTAATTCTTTTGTTTCTTTCCCAGACAGTAAAAGGATCATCCTCAGATAAATGATTACCCTGATGTCTACCAGCTATGGGTGAGTTTTTACTAGCTCTAAATCCAAATTCATTCTTTCTGAGTTCTTGGATTCCTTTTCTTATTGTCTGTAGTTCAACACTCTTGTTTCTATTTAGTATCTGCTCTGTAGCATAACCACTACCTTTACCGAGAGCTAGAGCTGCACTATCAAATAAGATACCTATACCCATACCTTCAACAATGTTTTTAAATTTCATCATTAAAGGATGGTCAGTATCTCTAGTGCTTAATGGTGTATCCATCCATCCGAAACGATCTCTCATCATTCCTAATGCATTCTCACCATCTGTTGTATGAGATATAGTATCAGATATAGCACCTATACCAGCAGCTCTAATTAGACTGTAACCAGCCATACTAGATAACCATGCTGGTGCAGTGATAGCTGCCGCCTTAGCGGTACCTACAACTCCAGCTGCCATAGATCCAAAGTGTACTACACCTCGTAACATCTGACCCCACCAAGTTTTAGTTAGGATAGGATCTTCTTCATTTACAAAAGGTGTCCACTCTGGTTGATAAAAACCTTTCTCTTTTTTCTCTCTGCTTACTTCTCCTGTAACTGTATCCAGTGCACGTTCAGGGAAAGTCTGTATAGAAGATGCAGTGTCTTGAATACCACCCATTACAGCAGATTTTAATTCCTCTGCTACAGCTGGAAGATCCCAGGATTCTTGATTTCTAGGATCTTCTTGGACTTGTTCAATCTTCTGCTCTTCAACTTGAGTAGCTTCTTTTTGCTCCTCTTCTTTTTCTCTTTCGTTAAATATAGCAGATGATTGATTTAATAAATCAGTATTCATCCCTGTATTTTCATTTTCCATATGTTGATTACCTTAGTAATAATTATGCATAACTCATTGCATCTTCTAAAGCTGCCTTAGCTACTTCGTCAGATAGTAAATTTAATGAATTGAACGGATCATCTTTATAAGTTTCTTGACCTTGTATCTTTTGTATTATAGTTTTAAAGTTTTCTATCTCTTCATCTGTAAGCCACTTGAGTCTTCTATATTGGTTATCCCAAGTTTTAGCACTACCTGCTTGATTACCTTTCTGTATCATCCTAGCGTATATAAGTTTCTTTTGAGTCTCTTCATTAAAGACAGAATCAAATCCTATATACTCTGCTAATCCAGGTTCAGTTAGTAGTTGAGCTATAGCAGAGAATTTTAAATCATATAACCCTATACCTATATCATCATTCCAGTTAGGTAAAGTTCTTAAATTTAGTATATCACTTAGAGTCATATTTTCTATACCCTCTAACGCAGCCTCTTGATCTGTTGTAGTAGTTCTAAATGTACTATTTACTTCAGCATCATCTCTCTGTAAGTCGAGGATCATCTGATCTACATTCTGTTTTTCTACTATATGCTGAGCAGTTTTAGCTTGGTTAGGTTTGATAGATATAGGATTTAATAGACGATACTTTCCTTCATCTTCAGTAGGATCATCATCCCCATCTCTTAACTCAGCTGTACTAGTTTTACGTATATTAAATAAATCTCTAGGACTTTTATTATAATAAGGAGCATTCTGATACCAGTAGTCTGGTAGAATCTCTCCGTTTTTCTGTGCTTCTATACCTTGTAGTATAGCTATTTCTTCTGTACTATTGTAGTATAGATCATCTTCTTTAGCAAGTTTAGGATTAGCGATTAGAAACTGTACAAATTGAGCATGGCCTAATTCTAAACCTTCTTCATATTTAGGTACTACAATAGGTCCATAAAGTTGCTGATTCTCTTGTGCTGTACCTAAAGAATAAATAGCATCTTCTAGATCTGCATGTGCTGCTTTCATTGCAGCATCTTTTGCTCCAGCATCAAGTTTAAATCCTTGTTCTCTAGATGCAGTTCTTAAATGATAGTTATATCTGGAATTAAAAAATTCAGGTATTCTTTTACCAGCTTTTCTTTCTTTAGCATAAATTCTTTTATTAATATCATCAATCTCTTTAAAGTCTTTTATCTTTTCTGTACCCTCTTTTTCTATATCATCTAGTGTTTCATCACTAATTCCTCCTATACCTCTTTCTTTAGCTTTATTTTCCCAGTAGATTCTTGTAGGTGAACCCTCTACAAGTCTTTCAATTAAAGTTTCATCAAGTAATCTATTCTTCTTAGCATATTGCTGTGAAAGAAAAAAATCTATAGTTTCAGGATCATTATCATTAGCTTTGACTATTCTATTTAAATTAGCAAATGCAGGGTTTTGATCAGTCCTACCAAATTCCCGACTTATCCTTTGAATTGCATCTAAAGCATCTCTTGCTGAAGGTAGTTTACCACCTGATGTTTCATATAATTGTGCTTCAGCTTCTTTTACTTTTGATTTAAATTCCTTCTCTTCTGAATTTGCTTCATCTTTCCTATACTTTTCTTTTAAAGTATATAGTCTTTTATAAAAATTAGGTTTTAGTTTTTCTAGATCAGTCATCTTGTTATCTCTACCCATAAAAGGTTTATCAAGAATACCTTCTAAATCTAAAGAATCTAATTCTCCACTCTTAAGACCCTGCTGAATCATATCAAAAGTTCTATTCCAACCTACTGTATTATTCCTAGTACCATCAGCTTGTAACTCTTGTATAGTTACCATTCCTGTTGGACCAGTTAATGCTCTTATACCATAAGTCTTTAAGTTATTTGATAATATTGAAACATTTTTTTTTTCATTCTGTGCTTGAGCTGCTGCCAAGGTTTGAGTTAAAGTCTTCTTATGAAGCATTTGAGAATGTTCATATATAGCAGGGAAGACTTCTTCTCTAAAGTATCTCTCTCCTATCTTATCTATCTTATTACCATTAGCTGTTAAATAGTCAGCTATAGCATCTTGCATTAATTCTCCAGCCCAAGCTGCTTCAGCTGATGTCGCATTCTCACTAGTTGCATCTAAGTAACTTAGTGGTCTGTCCATACCAGCAAACAGTTTCTTTACACCTAGCAGAGCGTTTATAGTATAAGGAGCATCAGTTATTATATCATTTCCTATTTCATATGCAGAAGCAGCTTCATTAAATTTAGATGAGTTTAAAGTTAATTGTAATTGTTGATCAACACTAAGTTGAAGATTAGTAGCTGCTTCTCGTGTTCTCTGTGCTTGATTTATTTGGGCTTCAAAACCTAACTTATCTTTTTCAATTAAGTATTTATTAACTTTATCAATATTAGCTTTCTCATTTATATCTTGTATTTCAACATCCCAATAACCGTTTTTCTGTAACCATTCTACATCAGCAGGAGACCATGATCCTTTACGGAACTTATATTCTCTTGCATCTATTCCTGCACCTTCACCTAAATCAGAAAGTTGATCAGCTTCATAATCTTCCTTAAGAATTGCTTTATCTATTAAGTTCTCTCTTTTTGTAGAGAACATTTTAATTAATGCTTGATTCTTTTTTTTAACCTGATGAGCTTTATATAACTTACCTAAAGGTTCTACTAAACCTGCTAGTTCTTTAAGAGGATCAGTTCTATTCTTTTCAAGATCTTTAGATAATTGAACTGCTTGTTCAGTCCATTGAGCATTATCTCTAATAGATACTTGAATTGCTTCATTTACAGCTTTGAAATTTGTGTCACCTACTAATAAATTTGTATCAGAATTATCAGGTAAAGTATCCTGATAACTTTTTAGTATTTTATCAAAAGAACTCATGATACTAGCTCCATATCTACATCAATTTTATTATAGTCTACATATAATAAACCATGTTTTATATGTACAGCCATAGGATTAGTTTTTACTATATCTTGTGCCATAACACCACGATACCTTTTGTTACTACCAAGATAACTGAATTCATATATAGGATACCCATCTTTAGATGTATCTACTTTCTCTATATTTTTTTTAAGTTTTTTATCACTACCAAATATACCAGTAGAAGCAAGACCCATTCCCATACTTAATAGACCCATAAACGCATTACCTCTTTTACTAGGAGGCATTAATGTTGGAGGACCAAATATAGGAGCTTGTCCCATAAGAGTATGCTGTTTAGTTATTTCATGTGCTCTTTTACGGCTCCAACCCTCTTGCATTATAGACTCACCTCTTCCAGCTAACTGACTGATTTTATTATCTATGCCAGCTGATTGACCTAATAGTTCTAAATATTTATTTTTTCCTGCAGTCCTAGAACCCCCACCTTCGTTTACATATTGCTTAGTTGCATATGCTCTTGCAAGGGTTTCTTGACCTTTTAATCCAGCACCTCTCTTATCCATGATCTTCTGTCGAATATCACTTAGAGTTCTGGATGATCCAATGCCTTCTATAAAATTACTTCTTCTTTTAAAGTTAACTTCTCTATTATAGAAAGAATTACCTTGGTTTCTGAATGCAGCTACTCTGTTAGAATGCTTATACCTTGCTTCATCTCTAGCAGCTGCGTTTTGATCTCTTCCTCTGCACACGGGCAAACTCGATAAAGGACAATTTGTTTGGACCATGAACAATTCTTCTTAAGAATTTAAAGCCCAAAAATTTTAGTAGTTTTAAATGAACAGTATTCCGTTCATCAACGATATTCCACAAGAGTTCTTCTTGCCTACTATCTATGAATCGTTTAGCTTCTCTAGCGAAGGTTATAGGGTAGTCATGTATGACGGGTGTGCATAACATCCATACTACTCCTTCATCTTCTACTCCAGCCATTCCGGCAGTCTTGCCGTTAGGCACTGTAAAATAGACACAGGTGCCTCTCTGTGCCTCTCTAATGAGGTACCCTAAAGGATTGGTACCGTGACCTTCTTCAACCTCTCTACGGTCTTCTGGACGTAAGTTAGAGGCTACTTCTAAAGCAGCCTCCATTGTTATTGGGTGAATGAATTTAGACACGTCTATAATTTTTTGGTGTGTAATCTCCTTCCCATGTTACGGCATGTAGATTACATGGACCATATTCATAAGTTGTGTTATCGTCATTACCTAATGCTCTCTGAGTAATCGTCAAGTTAGCAATTAAAGTATTTTTTTCATATAAAGGGTAAGTTATAGTTTCATTCTGTTTTTGAGGTATATCTCCTACTCTATAATCTCCTATTCTTCTTCCCCCAAAACCGCTTCCCCAGTAAAAATTTTTATATAAAGGATCTAGACCAGGAAATGACCAGATAGTAGCACTACTATTTACATCTAATTTAAATTTAACTCTATGTATAACTAAATAATCTTCTAAGTCTGTTTTAATATTCTCTCCCTGTTGTTGAGTATAGTAAAATGTTGGTAACATTACCTCATATGGATATGCAAATCCTATATAAGATGTTTTACCTGACCAATCACCTTTAACTGTAAAAGATACACCAGAGACAACATCTGCAGGTTTATCTTTTAAAGGTTGATCTGATGTATGTTGATCGAGTGGATCAAACCATATCATCTGAAAATTATATGTCGCATTCCAATCATTAGTTGATAACGAATTATGCCAATCAAAAACACACCCATTTGTACCATGAGTAAATGTAGTTTTATTTGTCGTAGAGTTATATACACCACCAGAAATAGTAGTCCAATTATCTAAATATAAAGGGTATCTAGTTTTTTTAAAATAGTCAGTTGTAGATAAAGTTGAAACAGCAGGAGTATGGGGATCTAGTACTTCATTTCCTTTTGAAAGATTATTTCTAATTAAAAAATTATCTGCAGTTAAAATATAAAAAGCATCGTCTATAATAAATAGATATTTAAATCGACTATTTTCTCCTCCAGTTGTAAGGTTCCATGTGAACCAAGATGATATCAGTCTTCTTTCTCCAGAATTTTGATATTTTAATCCGTATATATCTGAAGTATATTGACCTGTATTAGAAGTAGCATATTGACTAATTGTATTTGCTTTATAGAAAAATACTAAACCATTTTCTCTAGAATTTATTAACGTATCAATATCGTTAGGCATTAAATCATCAATTACTTTTGAAGTCTCTATAATTGTAGGTTCTCCTTCCCTTTGTATATTAGCCATCTCCATAAATCTAGTAGATTGGCCTGTATTATCTAAGTAAGCAATAGTTGTACCTAATGATATAGGAGGTACCTTTTTATCATAATTATAATGGGAAATACTTTTTAGTTTAGCTGTATCTGGATTTAAAACTTCTGCATCAGCTGATAGTAAAAATTGTTGGTTAGTACTAAAAACAATTAGACCAGTAGTTACTTCTATACCATCATATAGATCTGATGGATATATTGAGCTACTAGAAATATCAATAGGATCAATAGCACTTACAGCTAGAGCTGTTTTAGCAAAGAAACTTGGTGTAGTTAATTCTCCAGGTCTTGATAGTATAACATTTTCTCCTGATAATAAAGCTAATCTATTACGATGAAATAATACTTTATTTATTTTAGAAGAACCATCTGCAAATGAAGGCATAGGATTTGTTACATCATCACCTACATCACGTTCTGCCCAATCATATTTCTTAATAAGAAAATCTCCATCAGACTGTCTCTGTAATACATGAGGCATAGTCGCAGCATCGAGACCTTTTATTATACCAGGTTTAGCACACTCTACCCATGAACCAGGACCATCTTTATTATTTTCTCCAACGAATCTTAAGTAGTAATCATCTTCATCTGACTGTCTAGAATTTGATACTTTAACAATATAACCATGTCTGCATTGATTAGGTAATTCTGATACATCATTTATTTCCGATTGCATGACTCGGATTAAATCTTTATTAGGAACGTGTATATTAAAAGGAATAGCAGCCCATAAGTACAAACCGTTACCTACTATGTGCCAATGTATACCACTAAATACACCGCTATGATGCCCACTAGATAGTTCTGTAGTAATACCGCCTAATATAATATCAGGACTTACTGCTGTATCTGCATCAAATGGAGTAGGTTCAGGTCTAACTGCTCTGATGCTAGCTTTAACTACTGAGGTTTCATGTTTTTCAATTGTTACTTCAAAATTATAATCAGTAACAGCTTGATCTAAAGTAACAGTAACCTTATCACCTTCTTCCCATCCTTCACCTCCATGTAATAATTCAACTCTATTACTATAAGAACACATGTATTCATTTGCACTTATATTAGCATCGTCAAAGTTACCACTAGGGTTACTACCTTGCTGACCTAAAGCTGTAAGACGAAATATTAAATTCCGTTTACCAGTTGTTATATCTGTACCAGCAGAATTCTTTACAGAAACTATATTAGTACCTGAATAACTAGAGGCAGCTGTTACTGAAAATACTTGTGTACCAATACCAGGACAGTGACCTGTACCACCAGCAGTACTTTGAGTAGTTGATGAGATCTTAACTCTAGTAGCTACTTTTATTGTAACATCTCCAGCTGATGTATCATCGTTATTAATATTTAAACTATATTGTCTACCATTTTCTGATCTTAATAAATCTAGATAGGCATAGTATTGATCAGGAGAAGCTACAGTAGATTCATAATAGGTACAAGCCACTCCACCATCATCTATTAGACCCATATTATTAAATATAGAACGATCTGTCAGTATAAATGTATTAGCGTCTGTAATACTTGTTACATTATAAGGTCCATTTATAGGTTTAGCTCCAGCATTATCTGCTGTAAAAGTCATGTTTACAGTATCATCAGTAGTTAAACCATGATCAGTTTTTGTTACTGTAATTATACCAAATCCATACTCTAGATACTGTGAGTTATTACCGATAGCAGTAATATTTATCCAAGTATTAGCTATAGCATTAGCTTCTGTTGTAGCAAGTCGGAACGTATTAACATCAATTCTGATTACATAATAAGCTGTTCCATTAACTAGTGGAGTAGCTAACCCACTTCCACTTTCAATATAAAATACTTTATCACCAGTCTGAAATCCATGGCCATTAATAGTTATGACTCCGTTCCAAGAAGTATTTATAGAACTTGTAGGCATTGCTTTCGACAAGTTTCTTTTATAAGTGGCTCCTGATGTAACAGCATTACTAGTAGTAACAACTTTACTTCTATTAGTTACAAAAGTAGTATCATTAATAGTAAGAGGTTGAATATTCTCTGAATCACTACTAGTTAAATATGATGTAATATCTGTGTGCGCAGAATTGCTAGAAGAATATGCAGAGTTATCTGTATCATACCATACATTCTTTTCAGTACCATCATTACAACTCCATATTCTTACTCTGCCATTAGCAGCTACTTGACCAAGATAAGATCCTTCACTTTCATCTCTATAATAGTGAAAGAAAGTACCATCAGTCTGTACATTTGACAAAGCACTACTGCCGATTCTTTTTGTACCACCTCTCTTTGGTAATCCATAAGTGACATCAGGTGTACCATTTGTTATCCAATCTACTTGACCTGGGATTTTTTTATGAGCTGGTTGATTAGACATACCTAAATTATAATTAGATATGGTTTGTGATATTGCTGCCATTATCTACCTAAAGACCTCCAAGGTTGATAAGAATTATAAGTACTGTCATCAGGTAATCCAAACATAGTATGATTTCCTTGATTACATTCATACTCCATAACAGTAGCTCTAGATAGAGCTTCTTGCTGAGCTAATAATTGTACTAATTGTGGATTACCTACAAGTTGTGTAGCTGCTCTGACTGAAGCTTTAGCTATTATATACCTAGTAAAAGTAGAAGGTAAATTTTCAAAAGTCAATAATCTTACTATATCTAAATCTATTCCATCTGATAACTCAGACCAATCATCTGTGTGATCTAGCTTGTCATATAAATTTCCATTTCTTTTTACTACATCATAGTTGCGTTTTGTCCAACCATCAGTAACATCCATTTTTAAAATGTCATTACCAATAGCTATTTTACCATTAGAATCTGGTGTATATTTAACATGTCTTTCTGTATTAAAGTGCCAGCCTTCATTCTGTACATCTATATTACAGTCTCTTAATATATTATATATAAAAGATATCTCAGGATTAAATGTATAATCTATAGTAGCTACAGGTGATTGACCGATAGCTCCCAAGATTGCATTTACAGCGGAGAGTTCGGTCTCGGTATCAATTGTCGTGGAAGCCATAAGTTATTTAAATAAAAAAAAAGAGGAGTCCGAAGACTCCCCGTATGTGTATGATTAGAAATCAGTTAGAGAAGCACCTGAAGCATTTGCAACACCTGCGTATAGCTCTACTGCAGAAGCAGGATTAAGGGTATCCACACCCATAGCTAAACGTCCGAGAATTACATCACCTTGGTAGACCACCGATATGTCCCCACTTGTTACTTGAACCTGTGGACCGATAGCTTCTACAACACCAACTGCATCACGCTGGAAGATAAGTCCACAAGAGTTAGAGAACTTAGAACCTTCACCGTAGTTGTTAACAGTAATGTTGTGCTCGTTAGCCATTGAAGCTTCCACGAAATCACCTGTATTACCAGGAGAAGTTAGTCCAGTTTCAGTATAATTAACACCGAACTGTCCGAAGTGTGGGATGTTCATTGACTTGTAGATCTTGATACCAGCGATCTCAAAGACTCCCTTACCAGCTTGTAAGGCATCTCCTTGCTCGTCACGGTTAACAAGATATGCACCAATACCAGATCCATCTAGACCTTTTATTAGTTCGTAGTACTGTCTTGGAGATAGTACACCAACTCTTCCTTCTGTGCTTACTCCCTTTTCATCTAGGGCAGCAGCTGCATCATAGAAAGCTTTGACTAGGTTATCTGGATCAAGACCTTCTGACTTAGCTGGAGAACCTGCAGCTCCTACACGGATCTGAGTTCCACCTGGCTCTTTATAGTTAGTCTTGGTGATTGGAGAAGCTTTACGTGCTGACTGTGTGATCTTACGGAAGATCTTACGGTCATAATTTTCTGCTAAAGCGTAACCAATCTTACGTGAGATTTCACCACGTAAATCATAATGAGCAAGAACTTCGTCTAGCTCGTATACGAATGCACTAGAGATAAGTAGATCATCACAAGTGATAGTCTTCTCAGCTACTGGAGGTGCATTGTCTGAGTTTCCTAATATGGACTGGCCTGGAGTATGGTACTCACTTGTAGTACGTCCAGTAAAGATAAACTGAAGACTCTTACCGTTCTTCAAAGTTCTCTTTGTTACCAAATCTCTAGCAATTGTATTGCGTTGGAAACCTGTGAACATCTCTCCACTAAATAGCTTAAGGAAGAGTGCTCTGCGTTCTGTTGTTGTAAAGGTAGAACCTGACCTTGTCGCATTATCTGCACCTGGAGCTGTAAGCGAGGTGAGTAGCGAACTATTTTGATGTGCCATTAATATGGGATAAGTTTATATTGACTTTCTTGCATGCAAATTGTTTGATCATTGTTGTGGTCTATCCCACCGTCTAGACGGCTAAAGGGTATCCTACCTTGGTAGGGCCAAGAGCCAATTAGTCAGAGATCCGACACTGAGGTGTCTCTGACCTATGGTAGTTCAAGTGCATTGACTCTACCATAATGAAAAAGGCTAGAGCCATAAAGACTACTAGCCATAATTCGTTGAACCTTTTCACAAGGTAGACAGAGCTTCTTCTAAAGAAATATCTTCATCGAATTTCTCTTTCTTTTCCTCATGCTCATCAGGTTTGTTGTGATGAGATTCAGGTTCTGGTGAGAAGGAAGTGACAGAGGCTGTCATTCCTGCTGTTTGATGAGCCATCAATTTACTTTGTTGTTTTGGTGTACTCAACGCCACGATATACGTAAGTTACTGTCATGTGTAAAATCCATATACCAAGCCCCGTTCCATGCTTGGGTGTCATGCGTCCCTGATTGAAAGGGATGAACGGACGTTGATTTATTTTAGCATTTCCATTTACGAAGAGCAAGTGCTTTACGGGTCGGTTTACCGTTCTTTTTCATTGGTCCTTTTACTCCTGACATACGGGCACAGAAGGATCGCTTACGTGGACCACCTTCAGGCTGTGGAGCCTTAAGGTTAGATCCAGTAGCTTTATTATACTTCTTACGACCAGCTGCTGTCAAACCGCCTGTACGGCTTTTATGTTTGCCTATCTTAAGACTAACATTTTTCTTTTTAACAGCCATGTCATTTCTTTTTAGTTCCTTTCATTGGGGGTCTACCTTTTTTTGTACCGTAAGTACCTTTACCTTTAGGCATTTTGGATCACCTCCGTAGCCGCTAAATCTAGCGGGAAATTGTGTGCGTTTCTCTCATGCATTACTTCCATACCTAGATTAGCACGGTTTAATACATCGGCCCAAGTGGGGACAACCGAACCACTAGCTGTTACGACAGACTGGTTGAAGTTGAATCCATTGAGATTAAAAGCCATAGTGGAGATTCCCATACTGGTAATCCATATGCAAAGGACGGGCCAAGTAGCAAGGAAGAAATGTAAGCTACGACTATTGTTAAAGCTGGCATATTGGAAGATAAGTCGTCCAAAGTACCCATGAGCCGCAACAATGTTATACGTCTCCTCTTCTTGACCGAATTTATATCCATAGTTCTGCGAAGTAAGCCCAGTCGTTTCACGAATGAGCGAAGATGTAACGAGACTTCCATGCATAGCAGCGAATAAAGCTCCACCGAATACCCCTGCAACGCCGA